GTATCGTGCCGCCAGAACTTGACGCCCGGCACCGACGGCAGGGCATCGTTCATCTCGGTCAGCATTTCGTCCGTGGCGGACGTGTAGAGACCGACGTGCGTGGCGGGGGCATTGCCTGACGCCGACAACTGCATTGAAAACGCTTGCCCGCTGTATTCTGGCCCGGTTGAGTTGATGGCGCGAGCAGCAACCTCAGCCACGGCCAGTGACGACACGGGAACGATTATGACGACACGCCAGGGCCAGTTCATGCGACCGTGATCCCCCACTTGGCGCCAAGCCAGCGTGACACAATCGTCACCTGCGACGACGACAATGCCGAACTGTACGACAGGCATTCGTACGCAACGCCGTTGAGCGTGCCAAGGGTGCTAGCCACGTCGCCTCCAATGCCAAACGATCCCGGCGTCATAGACGCAAGCGTTGCAGTTGCTGATTGCGTTCCATTACCCCAAAACACGCCGGCTAGTCCAGATGTGCAAGTCACCGCAAGCACGCTCGCGGATGTTGCAGTCGCACCAAAGGACTGAATGCCACCAGCGCTGAAAAACCCCCACTGCGTATTGCTGGCGGCGAATGGGCCAATGCTACGAGAAGACCCGACGCCGCATACTCGCGTCGTGCCAGTTGCGTTCGCCCGACAAACAATGAACAGCGTGAATGGCCCTGTCATGATCGCGCCGGTCGATGCGTTTATCACGTCGCCGCCGTCAAACGACAGCGCGGATTTGCCGTTCAGACTTGACGCAACAAACGAAGGCGAGTTGGCATCGGAGTGGGTCGCCGTCAGGTTGAATCCGCTTGTGCTCTTGTCTGCGACAAACTTCACCAGGCCGTTATTGGTAACGGTGCCGACGCCAGACGACGTAGGACCGAGCGTTGAGGCGTCGGAGAAGTCCCACCATGCCTGCAGGCCAGCAATGCTCTTCGGGTTGAAGCCCGTGGCCCGTGGCCGCAACAGCCGTCCGCTCATTCCCATGGCGTCAGTTCCTCGTCGGGTCAGGCTTGCCGTCGTTCACCAACCGCGGTTAGCCCTTGGCCATGACGGTCATGGCGCAGGTGGTAGCACCGACCACAACGGGCACCACATGACTCACAGAAAACAAAGCGTCCGGCACCGGGTGGATGCCGACCGTCAGGGCCGTGGTTACTGCCGCGCCGTCCGCATAGACCCGCAGGGGGGCGACCCGTGGGTCAACGGTCCCGAACCAGTTGATCTGCGTGCCCCCATTGGTGTTGGCGATCATCACGCACGCCCCACCAAAGACTCCGAACGGAAACATCCCAGAGGTGGTCGCGGCCGAACTGTTGGCCGTGACCACGGTCCCTGGTGAAAAATGCCTCGCAATCTCGTTCATACCCCTCTCCCCTTTGCCCGGTAGGCGTGTTTCTCAATGATCTTGGCCCGCAGCTCCTTGGCGTTGGCTGTGGGGTTCTTCCGCTTCTGTTTGTGAACCTCATCCTGAATGATGGATTCAGCTAACAGTTTGCGTTGCGGCGGCGCCGGGCCGGGGTCGTAGTTCACGCTCCCGGCTACGGCCATGCGGCGAGCCTTGGCGACCTTCAGCACATCGTCGTTGCCGCTCACCCAGGCCGCCGGATCGCGCCAACCGCGACCGTCAGCGATCCCGGAGCAGTAGTACTTTCCGGTCGGGTTGATCCCAGCCCGCTTGGCCTCGCGAATCATGTACTGGGCCTGACGCTTCGGCAGCGTGTCGAACTGCTCGTTGTTCTGCCGGCCTTGCAGGAACGCCCGGTCAGACCCCCTGGTGCCGGGGGGGCATTGCAGAGCGCACATCTCCGCCCACCGCTCGCCGTAGGGCAGGGCAGCCTTATAGGTGGTGACAGCGTCCTGGCCAAGCGACAGAACGGATGCAGGAATGCTCATACAGGTCTATTGGGCCGGAGGGCCTTCGGGGGGTGCGGGAGGTCCTTCTAGCCCCGGCGGCGGGCCGGGGGGCGGAGGAGGGACAAGGAACTCAGAAACGTCCATCTGGTTGACCCGGCCCCACGTTGACAGGAGGGCGTTGAAGATTTCGGGCTTGCCGGCCTGCAACATCCCCTGCGACACCGGAGCCAGGATCTGCATCAGGTTGTTCAGGTTCTCGGTCTTGGTGGCGATGTTCGGCTTGCGTGCCGAGCCGGCCTCCACCCGATACGAGTACTCCCGGACGATGTTGTCTGGGAGTTCGTTTTGGACATGCATGCCCCACGCCTGGGCTGCCATCGGCCCAAGGAGAGGCTCCACATCCTGCGGGGAGATCAGCCACCGCGCCATCAGGGCCTCCTTGCGGGCGACCTCAGACAGCCGGTCTTCCAGCGTGTTGGCATAATCGTCGGGCCTGACCGAGATTTGCTCGCTCTTCACGGCGGCTTCTGCCGCACTTCTGAAGGAGCTTCTGGTCATGCCATAAATAAGCTCGGTCAAGCCCACCCGGCGGTCGAACATCTCCGTGACAGCCTGGATGATGTTGTACATGTCTTGGGTGACACCGGGCATCTGGAACACTGAGATGACATCGTTCACCGAGCGGCCCACAGCCTCGGAGATTTCTACGATGTTGAAGCCGCCTTCGCTCTTCTCCAGGATCTTCGATTTGATGTCCGGGTCCGCGGCCTTCGCCACGCCGATGAGCGTCTGCGAGGAGGTGGCAATGCGGGTCGCCAGGAACGACATCGCCCAGTTGATGAACCGCAGCTCACCGATGCCGGGCTTGATCAGACTGATCGGCCAGGAGTAGCCGGGCTGGCGATGCCAATCCAAGAGCGTGAACGGCCACCCGTTCGGCTCTGCCCAGAAGGGGATCGGCCACTGGCAAGACATGAACAGCGTCTGCGGGACGCCCGTCTCGTCCACCTCCTCTTGGAGCATGGCCGGCGGCGCGTTCAAGGGGAAGTCGATTCCCTCCGCGACGACGATGTAGCAGTTGGGCCCCAAGGCGTCGAACTTGCCTCGCAGGTCACGGTCAGCGTCCTTCAGCCGGTCGCCAAACCCAGTCTTGCTGTAGACCTCCCAGTAGCAGATCAGGTCGTTGGTCTTGCCAGTCTTCTTCTTGTGTTCGTAGCCCCGACTGCCCTGCTCGGCCCGGGTGGAGTAGGACTCAATGTGCCCCTTCAGCTCCGAGCGATCCAGGCCGAACTTGGCCGCAACGTCGTCGATGGGCTGCACTCGCCTCCGGGCCGCCCAGCGAATGTCGTCGAACTCGTCCGCGTCCGGATCCCACACCAAGTTGTCGATGGAGTCATAGAACGACCCAGCCAACTTCACGGCCGATCCGGGCGGCTGGTACAGCTCATGCCACCACACCCCAGCACCCTTGATGAACGCCTCGTCAACCACCTTGCGGGTGTGCCGCTTCAGGTCCAGTTCGTTGGGCGTGTAGTTCAGGTAGTCTTCCAGGAGTTTGGCGATCAACTTGCGCCGCTCGTACATGAACCCCTGCTGCTGGACGGCCTGCTGGTAGGCCATCATCATCATGTCTGGCATCATCACCATCTGGCCGTCCGGCCCCATGACCGGCTGGCCGTCCGGCCCCATCTGCGGAACCGGCGGCTGGGGCTGAATCCCCAGCATCGCCGGACCGATCAGCGGATAGTCCTTGGGGGAGACAGTCCGCTGGGGGTTGCGGTGATGGATGACAGACCCAAAGAGAGTGACCGCCTCAAAGACGCGGTTCACAACCATCCGGTACGGAGGCGCCGAAATGCCCTTGTTGTAGCCCCGCTCGCCCCGGGAATGCTCGTTGCCCCACATGGCGTTGGGGTCCGACGAGTAGAAGCCCATGGCTTCCTTGGCGTCATCGGTGAAGGCTTTCTTGTGGGCTTCAGCCTGCTTAATGCACTCCAGCCAGCGCTTGGCTATCGGGCGCAGGGGATTGTCGTCGGGCATGGCGTCTCCTACTGACTAATGCCCCTACTTGCGACTTTTGGGGTCCAGGGCCTCCAGCTTCTTCTCCAGGAGGGAAACACGCTCGGAAAGCAGGGCAATCTTGGGGTCCTTGGGCCGATGCTCCCAGAAACCGTACCGCTTCCATTCCGGGAACTCGTTGACCCCCTCGTCCGTGACATGGTGGACCGAAGGCCTGATTGACACCCCGGCCTCACCGGCCATGGCGTACAGCGTGAGCGTCCGCGAGGCGGCCTTGCAGACGATGGCCGGCACCGAAGGGGCACCTTCATGCGTCATAAACAGGACAATCTCACCAACCTCGGCCTTGGGCATTTCGTAATTCATCGACTGATACTCCCATTGGGGGCTAGGAACACACACGGATCTTCGGACTTGCGCTCACGGGCCAGCCGGGCGGCCCGCCACTTCACCCACCATGGTTCGGGGCCGACCTGAGATGGCGGCCGGTGGTAGCGCGGCTCGTAGGCACAGAGGTATTCGGCTGTCTGGCAGGCATGGACCTCGCCCCGCGTCTGCGGCTCGTCGGTCACGTACACCTGCCCGTTGACGGTACTTGTCTTCTTCCTGTACCGCTTCAGCTCCCGGACGAGGTTGGGACAGCCGCCCTCCAGGATTTTGAACTTGGTCGTCCCGTCGCCACGGATGTGCATCATCTGCCTGACCATGGCAGTGCGAGACGGGATGTCGTCCGAGCCGGGCAGGAACTGATGGCCCGTCAGGGCGAACTTGACATTCCGCTTCTTCAGCTCCTCGGAGTACAGCTCATGCGGGAGCCGGCC